GCCATCCTGATAAAAAATATATTCTCCCTTTATCATGATTGCCCTCCTGCTGATGCAAGCACGGCTTTTCTTGCATCGACCCCTAATAAGTTTTGACCACTAGAATTTCTTACTCTTAAAACAATTCTTCCTCTTGTGACACCCTTATCATCTTTATAGGTAGTATTTTCAAGAATCTCTATGTCTTCTAATTGAGGAACATCATTGCCTTTAAATTCTTCGCCTGGAACATCTGTATTTATATATATGCCTAAAGAATCTAATAGATTGCTTCCCAAAGAGTTGGATATGATCTTTCCTTCGATTGCTCTATATTTTCTAGGATCTAGGAACGCAACATCTTTTGAGCTCGTATAAAGAGTTATAGGAGCTTCACTTGTAATGGAGTTTTCAGATATTCTTTTAGACATTGCCATAATTATTTATTATACCATTTGGTCAACTATAAAGTTCTTGCCGTAATGGTAGTTCTTAGCCCCTCCCTAAAATCATGATTTATATTAGTTATAACAAATTTATCATTAGTGTCTAGATCATTATAAGGATAATTTACAGTTATAATGTCGCCGACAGAAAGTAGAGGGTTAGCGAAGACCTCTATGTTAATAACTTTTTGTTTAGTGGACCATATGTCCTTTATCCAATTTGCTAGATTTACTACGTCTGATTGTTTTTGTATCCATTTAGATTCAAAAACCACTGGCTCCTGAGTAGAATATTCTGATGCAGAATTCTCAACATATTCAAGAACGCCTGATTGGCTTATATATTTTCCAAGTATATAAAATGAATAGAATTCAGAGTCATCTAAAGGTATATATGTTCCAGAATTATTTATAACATAAACCTCTGCGCCAAAAGACGTAAGTCTTTGACCCAAAATTCTAGCAAAGGAATTTACTCCAGTTGAAGCATACAGGGGAAAGGCTGGACGAGACGTATATTTTGTTTTTATAACACGCAATTCTCTTGCTACAGCTCCAAATTCTTCAATGAAGCCGTTGCTAAGTGTATTAGATATACTGTTATTTTGTAAAGTTTTATTTCCATATAAAACAGATATTGCAGCTTCGGAATATTGACCTTCATATATATTGAATAATTCCTCTTGTGCAAATTGGTTTTCTGTTAAATGCATGCCATAAACATAGTCAAAATACACTGTTCCTTTATTACAAACCATTCCCACCTTATTTGTTGGGGATAGTTTTGTTGTAGGATCTGTTGTCTCTATGCTGCCAGTTGGATTAGCATCTATTGCTGTGATTTTAAACCCATTTACATAACAATATATTTCTGTTGTGGAGCTATTTAATTTAAGCCTTACATCTATTTTGTAAGTTTTGCCTCCAAAAATTCCGCCTAAACTTTTTGCTGCGACAGTTTGACTATCCTGAATTTGTGTCATTACCCCCTTTGACAACTTAAAAATTTTAAATTCTTTAGAGTTATTTACAGCTGCATTAGCTGAAGTACTTATTTGAATAAAGTATCCAGTCTGTCCAGAATTGTCAACAAAAAATGCTAGGCCTCCAGATTGGTTAGGGTTAGTGTTATTTGCCTTAAAGAATAACGAAGTCCCAAAAGCATAATATTGTTGATTTGTTAATAAAGAAGAGTAGCTTTTGTATGCCACAGAATAATTGTCTGGATTTATTGAATTATTACTTAGCTTAAAAAGAGATTTTGTTGTTCTTTCTACATCTTTAGGACTACTTAGTGCTAGTGCTGTCTGGGTTGCACCTATTTTCTTGTTTAATTCATCAGTTTCAGTTACATCTGTAGGAGTAATTTGATTTGTATTTGCATCATACTCTGAATCAGAATACTCTTTATTTTTATAAGTTTCTATAGTAGATCCTGCGGTACTTGATTTCGGAATTACAAATTCTCTAATTTGGGAAATGCCATATGTTCCAGTTAGGCCAGCTCCAGAATATGCTCTTACTTTTAGTAGATATGTTGTTCCTGGAGTTAAAGAAGTTAAATTAAATGTAATAGATGAGGTATCTGAAGCTATAATAGTAGGCTGTATATACACTCCTAAAAATGGATATCCTGGAGAAGTTAATTCATACCCATAACTTCCTGCAGAAGCAGTGTTTGGAAGAAATGCCATAACCTGTGCTGAAGTTTTATTTTCTTCTACGCCTACAAAAACCCAGTAAACATCTAGGTCTGACAAGCCGCTACTTCCTCCATCTACCTGCATTACATATGGCATTATTTAAATATCACCTCATTTACAGTCCAAGACGTAATTTGATCCTCTGATGCAGATCTGTGAGGAACAATTGCTGTACCAAATGCTCCTCGATTTTTAATTTTATACCTTCCGCTAGGCTTAAAATTTTGAGAACCTGCATCTGCCAATGCTCTATATTTGAATATGTCAGCATCTGATTTTATAATTACTGGGGATTGCTTAATACCGTTTGTCCAGTAATCATATTCTATGCCATCATACTCTATAATCTCATCTTCTATTACTAAATATCCATTAAATGCATAAAGAACTAATTGATCGGCCAATTGGGTTCCTAATGGATCCTCTAGGTTTCCTACAGTTGAAATTGGTCTTAATGATATATATGCATCTGGGACCCCATTTATAACATTTGTGCTATCTAGATCTGTAATTAATGCAGATGCTGCTAGATAAGTGGTATCTGATTTCCAAATAGGCTCTGCATTTCTTTCATAATTTGATGTAACTGCGCTTTGCCATAAAATTTTAACCTGGTTAGCAGATGGCAGCTCTTCTTTATCCAAGGTTATGATATTCGGAAGTGTTGATCCACTTGGCACTGAAGTAAAATCCCATGAGCTAGACCTATTGCTATACACATAATCTCTTGAATAAAATTGTAATATATTGTTTTCATCAAACATTGCAGTCATTTGTGTATCTCTGCATAGTTCTTGTATGGCTTGCCATACTGTTACACTATCATCCGCCCACCAATAGTTTGGAGAAATAACTGATTTATCATCTGACGTTAAATTAAAATTATAATTAGTAAATCCTATATTATCTAATAGCCTTCTAAAAATTGCAGTTATGGCATATCCTTCGCAAAGAACTGGCGGGCATAGTGTCTCTTGAAGACTTTTTGCTCCATCCAATGCCATTATTTCTGCATCGCCAAATTCTGCTATTTTAAAGTTATCTATAAAAAATGTTCCTTGATAAACTCTATCATATTTATTTGGGGAGGTTCCAGATACTCCATTAGAGTGGTATATATCAAAATACGGTCTAACTTCCACATCTTTATACAAATATATTTTAGAGGTGTCTATTGCAAAAGAGTTACCCTTTTCATATGCAACTATTTGCATAGATGATTGGTTATATTTGTTTAATGAAATATTTGCTGAGTTTGCAGTAACATTTCCTACTGGCAAAATATCGTTTCTAGACGATGAGGATTCTTTATTCATAGACATTGAAACAACAGAATCTGATATATCTTTTACCCATCTAGCTGAAAATTCTATAACCCCTATATATTTATTTGATACTCCGCCAAAAGTTAATTTAATAGAAGTAAGACTAACCTGAGTAGAGGTATTATGAAGGGCTGCATTTGTGCTCCATGTTGATCCAGTATAATATAGATTAAGGACTCCAGGGCTAGTTTGCGAAATTGTTGGAATGACAGAACTATTTCCTGTTGCTAAAGTCCCCTCAGATCCTCCTGCTGGTGTCCCATAAACAGTCCATGTTGGTGGCACCGCATGAGATACTTCAAATTTAACCGTAATCTTATTAGCTACAATTGTTTTTGGATAAGTAACTGTTATTGTTCCGCCTTGTCCTTCGTTGCTTAGCCAATATTTATAATAGGTGTCTATGCCAGGATAGTAGAGTCTATAATTTTTTGGATATGTTGTGGTTCTAGGGTCTCTGTAATCTCCTGATGCCATGTCTCCAAATATTGCATATTTTACTCCAGCATATGCTGGCCGATTAGACTTAATAATTGAATCTAATGGAAATATTTTTTTAAAGGCATCCTTTCCCCCAACCACAGCATAGGATGGGCCAGTGATGCTTGATTCAGTTAAATTAGTTAAAGCATTCATATTATATTCAATTGTGCACCCTGGAAGCATTTTAATTGATGATGATTGCTTTAAATAATTTTGTAAAGCCGATGGAGCGGTTATCATTATACCTCTTCCATCATCATTGAAACATTCCAGTGTGCCTGAATGCCTCTTTTAACTACTACAAATGAGCAGTCTGTAAAAGATACAGTATACTCCTCATATCCCGATGAAGATTGATTTGTTCCATCTTTAGCAAAATTTATTCTGATTCTAAAAGTTCCTTTGCCTTCATCGCTGGCATAAAACGTTCTTAAATCTTCAGCTCCCCAATATCCGTCTACTGTTAATGTACGATATGTAGGCAACATTGACCATGAAAGACCAAATCTTTTTTTATCTGCAATATGAAATTTACGAAGAGTGCCATTTGACATTCTTTGTGATTGCTCTATACGCATTGAGTCAACGGCAAATTCAGAGCGATTATGCTCTGTAATATTTCTCCAGCCTAAAGTATTAACGGCTGGTGATGCAAGAGGATCTTTGGCTTCTATTTGAAGAAGCGTACCTCTAGGTAATGATATTGGCATTATCCTCCTATTGTCCTAACTCTTCCATTCATGGCCTCACGCATTTGCATTTCACGAGAAATTGCTCTTGCTACATCTTCTGGACTTAGATTAGATCCATTTAGATTTACATTAATATTATACAATGCGTTATTTGATGGTGAAGACATTCGTCCGCCATCGTTATACCTTAATTTTCCTCCCATAGAATATTTAGGTATATCATAGTTTAGCATAAGTCCGCCATTTTTCATACCGTTTATGCGATCAAAGAAAGGTACTCCTAGACGGCTTACAGTATCTGCGTTAATTATATATTCTCCATCAGAAACTCTAACCATTCCGCCATCAGCAAATCTAGCTAGAATTGAATCTGAAGTTCCAGTTCCTGGACCAGATAACAATCCTCCGCCTCCATACTTTTTTGTACCCTTAACCCATTTGTTATAAGGCACCATTTGATCTGTAATTGCAGCTGAAGCAACGAACTCCCATTGGCCAGTTTGCTTATTAAATACTAAAGCAGCTCCTGGGCCTAATGCACCTGAACCTTTTATTTGAGCTGAAGAAGGAGCTGGGATTGGCCTACTTCCAATTACCTTGTCTTTTTCTGAAGTAAATATATCTTTAGCATTTAAATAAACTGCCTTAGCCTCTACAGTCATAGCATTTAAAATTTTACTAACATCTAATTGAGGGGTAGGAGAAATGCCTCGCATACCAGCTTCATGTGGAGCGGTTGGATACAAGGTTGTCGTTCCAGCAGGACCTTTAACTCCGTAAAACTCCCCAAGAGTTTCGTTTGCAATTCCAGCAGCTGCGGCTGCATCTCTTACAGCTGCTGAGAAATGGTCTAAGTTTCCAATTCCTGTTTCTGCTGCAATTGAATATGCTATAACTGCATCATTAAAGTTATTAATCTTTTGCTTTTGAGCCTCAATAGCAGCATTTATTTTATTTAATTGCTCAGAAGCTAAAGCAGCGCTATCTGCTAACTTTTGCTGTCCTTCTTCTAAAGCAGTTTTCTTAGCTTCAAGGGGAGCTATTCTACGCTCAGCATCTGCGTCTATTGCTCTTTCTGTAAGAGTAAGTTGTTGTTGATTTACAAGACGTTCTATTTCTAGTTGAAGTTGAGCCGCTCCAGACATGTTTCCAACAGCAAGCATATCCTGGTACTCAAGTTGCTTTTGTTGTATTTGCAAGCGAACATCTTCGTCTTGCTGCTCTTCTCTTAAAGCTTTCTTGCGTTCTTCAGCCTTTTTGCGAATAGCCTCAATTTCTTTATTAATATTTTTAATTGCTTCTCTAGCATTAATTTGCTGCTGAACTGTTTGGCCCTTAATAGCGGACAGGAGTTCTTTTTGTTTAGCAGTTAATTTGCTTAAATTTTCATACTGAGACTTGAGCGCTCCATTTTTATTTGCAGCTACCACGGCATTAGATATCTCGTTACTCATTGTATACAATGCATTTGTCTGAGCCTGGGTTAGCTGTGTCATATCTCCAGTAAAGCCTTTTGCTGCTATACGCATTTTCTGGAAAAGACTTACTACGTTATCTTGAGTTGTAGCAAATTTCTTAATTTCTGGATTTTGCTTAGCCATTTCATTAATTAATTCTTTTGTAAGATTCTTTTGATTTTTAACCTTAGAATTAATTTGATCTAGCATTTGTTTTTCTGCTTGATATCCTGTCAAAACCTTTGTGTTTCCAGTTTTATCTTTTTTGGCTTTTTCTTCGCTAGTTTTAATAAGTTCAGCAATTCCGCCATCTACTGCAGTAAGCGCTGTATTTAGCGCATTAGCTTGAGTCTTAGCATCTCTAAGACCTGTCGATAAATCAAACTGTTGTACAGCACTAACAGCAGCTGTTTGAGCATTTGTAATTCCTGTAAACATCTTATTTCCAAGAGTTGATGAATATGCCTGACTTGCCTTATTTGAAAGATTGAATGCCATGTAAATCTTCTTTGAGGCGTCTTCTGCAGACATTCCAGCAGCAACGAACTGAGTCTTTAACCTTGTTGCTACTGCTCCTAAATCAGCTTGTTTTGTATTATTTATAAGATCTATTTGCTGACCCATAGTTTCTTTTACTTCTTTGCGAAGTTTTTTATAATCAGCAATTGTCATCTTAAATGGTCCGCCGCCATATGTCATGCTTTCATACAAAGCTTTATTTCTATCCATTAAAGCTTTTGTTGTTCCTATAATATCCTTAATTTGTGTGTTATAGTCTTTATACCTTAAACCTAATTTTGAAGCTGATTCAGCAGTTAGCCCAAACGATAATCTTGTACGCTCTAAGTTTTCTTGATAATTTTGCCAAGCTTTATATCCTGCAAAGGCTGCTGCAGTAACAATGCCTAAAGCAAGATTTGTTCTAGTAAGACCTAAAGCTACTCTAGATAGTGTAGATGTAAATTTATTTCCTGCCGCCGCATTTGCTGCAAGCATCGATCCAAATTTACTTTGAACTTTAATTGCTCCGCCCAATCCTCTATCTTGCCCAGATCCCATCATAAGCATTGGGGCCATTGACCCAAGCATTCCGCCAACCATTGATCCTGTCTCTCCACCAATTTGACCGCCAATTGCAGAACCGCCCATGTAGCCAATAGTTCCCATTGCCATCTGACGAACTACTCCGCCAGCTTGATATCCAGGGATTAGGCCTCCCCTATTCATCCTAATTCTTCCTCTGCTTAATGCAGACAATGCTCCAGCTGCTAATCCTCTAGCAAGAGAAGCTCTACCTCTTGCAAATCCTGCTCCGCTATATGAACCTAGTACTCCAGAAGGTATTCCTCTAGCTAATGGATGACCTCTACCACGGATAGATTGCATTTGACCAGTCTTAGGATCAATATGAACTGTTCCAAGTCCAACCATACCTCTAGATCCTCTTGCACCATATGCAGTTCCATAAGACCTAAACAATTGTTGAAAATCTTTTCCAAATCTAGAAACATACCTTCTATCGAAATGACTTTCGAAAGAATCTCCAGTTCCACCTCTAAATAGTTTTCCTGAATCTTTGCCACGCAAATCATTCATCATATCATCAAATACAGAGAGGATTCTTGCTTCCTCTCCTGGCATTCCAGAAGCTCTGGCTGCTGTTATTAGTGGTTCAAATGGGTGTCTACCATTTCTTAAAGCTATATTAAACTCATCATAAATTTGAGAACCATATAAACCACTATCTCCGCTTCTTAGTCTTTGGTTCATATTTGCAGTCATCCAAATTGGAATTCCTTGTGCTACATAGCTAACACTTCTAGATTTTGGAGCAAGTGTTGATACGTCTAATCCAGTTCCTGGAAGTTGTGCGCCTACATGTCCTCTTTGAAATCTTACTTTTCCGCCATTATTATATCCGTTATTGATTGCTGTAAGTAGAGGCAGATTTGCTGCAGTTGCCTCTCTATTTACAACAAACTCTCCAGGAGTAAGCATTGCTGGTACAACATCTGAGTTAACATTTGGCCCAGGAACAATGCTTCCATTGCTCATATATACCATGCCACCACTATTTAAGCCCTGCGGCCTTGTAGTTTCAATGCTGTAAGATCCACCTAATGTGCGAGTTCTAGTTGCTCTTCCAACCGCAGACATTACTCTTCTGAATATTCCCTTGCGATACATTCCACGCAGATTTGACTTTCCTCTTGGATCTACTACGGGCTGATCAATAAGCGGAGCCTTAGTTAAATCAATTGTTCTTCCACGAGCAGCTGCATATGCAGTAACCTCTTGACCCAATGATGCCTCTAGCTGTGCATTTACTGCAATTATTTGTGCCTTTGCTTGATCTACTGTAAGTTTTCCAGCCTGTAGTTCTGCAACAATAGCTTTGGACTGTGCTGCAGCATTCATTGTCAATCTTTGAGTTAATGGAAGAATATCATCAAATGTTTGAATAAAATCTGTCGATACTGCACCGCCTGTTGCTATAGTTTTCTTTAAAGCTTCTACTTCTGCCTTGCTCTGCATTCCAAGAGTTGCCATAAGAGCTTGATATCTTGCTTGCTCTTGTGCAACTACACCTGTTGAAATTCCTCCTACAGAAGTTAACCCTTCTATGTCTGGCATTCTTTCTGTCATCAATATTTGTGGAGTTCTACCAATTCTTCTATTTACGGGCTCTGGCTGCAATGTAAATCCAAATATTGTTGCAGGATCATTTGGATTTCTTGGATTAAGATGTGCGGATGCCCTTCCCATTCCACCCAGATAAGGACTTGATGGATCAACTACCCTGCCTCCAGGAACTCCAGGATTTATTACAGTTCCTGCTGCTGTAGTGACTGCTGGATTTACTGGAATAGATACTGCAGAAGCGTTAGCTTTCAATACAGCTAAATCGTCTATAAGGTTATTTAGTGCGGCACTAAGAACACTCGCTGCTCTTGCATCACTATAGAATTGATTTTCCATCATTCCAGCGGCACGTTGTGCTGCTAAAAGTTCTGGAGTTAAAAGTTTAAATCCTTCTGCACCTTTGAATAAAGCTTTTAGGTGTCCAATGCCTTTAATTATATAACCAAAGAAGTTGGCCAAAAGACCAGTCAACATAATAACTGGACCAGCAATTGCAGTAAATCCTGCAAAGGTAGTCAATAAAGTTTTTACTGGCTTTGGTAAATTATTTACAAATTCCATTACCTTTGTAAATAGATTTATTACGTTTGTTGTAATATTTAAGAATTGCTCTCCAACTCCAGCTAGCTCTGCTTTAAGTCCTTCTATTGCTCTACGATATCTACCTGATGCTGATTCTGTTACTGCTGCTAATTCTCGTGCTGCCACCGCTTCCAACTCGCCTGCGCTGGCCTTCATTAAATCTAAAACTTGTAGAGTCTGACTGCCTTGACGGCCTAAGTTTTCAAACAAAGCATTCAAACGTGAGAATTGGAATTTACCAAATAGCTGCTCAATTGCTTGCTGTTTTTGTAATGGGTCAAGCCTATCTAAAGCTCCTTGCAAAGCAAATAAAGTTTTTGTAACATCCCCAGCATTGTCTCTTACAATGCCTAGAAGATCGATTCCAAATCCTTGGAACTTTTCTACAGCAACATCTGTTGGGTTAATTAAAGATGCTAGGGCTGATTTTAGAGCATTCGCTCCTTCTGATGCACTAATTCCACCTTCACGCATTGCTGTAAGATATAACGCAAGATCTTGAACATCTCCGCCCAAACCTTTAATAACTGGACCAGCTTTTGGAATTGCTTCTACTAAGTCATTTAGAGTAGTTGAAGTTTGGTTTTCAACTGCGTTAAGAAAGTTAATTGATCCAGCAAGCTCTTCGGTATTCTGTTTAAATGCTGATTGAATTGCAAGAGTTGCTTTCATAGCCTCTTGACGATCTACTTCACCAAGTACTGCAAGGCGTGTTGTTTCAGAAACTGACGACAACAACTCATTTCCAGTTTTTCCTGTCGCTGCAATATCAGCAGCTAATGCAATTGTTTCCTGGAAATTAACACCCATTCCAGCAGATAATTCTTTTGCTGTTGCTGCTACATCTCGTCTAATTTGAGTTAATTGTTGTGATGTTGCCCCACCTATATCACCATAAACCTTTGAAAGTCTTGTAAGTTCTTGATCTGCAGTTCTAAATGCATCTGCTGCAGCTTTGCCGAATGCTACTAGAGGTAATGTCAAACCTACTGTTAACTGGCGGCCTGCCCATTGCGTATTCTTACCCCAGTTAATTAATTGTACTCCGCCATCTTGAATTACTTTATTCATTATCTGAAGTTCTTGTTTCAGTAATGCCGCCTTATTTTTTGTTGCGTCTAATCCTCTTGGAATATGCACATTAAACTGCATGAGCCCCTGGGCATTTCTGCCTAGAGGCTGCAATACAGCATTTTGTAATTGTACTTGTTGCTTAGCAAGATCTCTGATTAATCCGCCAGAAGTTCTTGCATGATCTTGATATACCCTGAAATAATCTCTTAACTTTAATCTTCCTGAATCAAGATTTTTGCCAAATTTCTCTACATCTGATGTAAGGCTGACGAAATGAGTTGAGAATTGGCCAGTGCTTCTAATAGTTTCCGAAAATGATCGGTTCATCACCGCTATTTGATTAGCAAGCGATTTATTAGTTTGAGCTATTTTTTCTTGAAGTTGAGAAAGGTTGGCTGTAACCTTATGCACATCTGCAATAAGGTTTGAGAAGTCGGCAGTAGCGACTATTCGTGTTACTATTTGCTCGTCAGCCATTTATTCTAAGTATTACTCCTAGAGTATCCCAACCCCATTCCGATTCCGAAACCTTGCTGCTGAGCCATCGCTCCTTGTAAGGAGACAACATCATCTTTAGATGCATTGATGCCTAACGCTTTGTTTCTTACATCTTCGAAGGTTGGACCTTCTTTCCCTTGATTCTCTCTTATGTCGACACCTTGGAGAGAAGCCAAGAATATTCTTTTTTCTTCTTCAGTCTTTTGCATTGCTTTAAAAGTCTCAAGAAGTTCTGGTAGCGAAAGATTTTCTTCTAGTTCGTGGTAATTTTTCCAACTACCTAAAAGAAAAACTTGTCCCTCTAAAGCGGCTAGATCTAGTTCTGACCAGCCAGCACCGCTGCCGCTATTAGGTTTGGGTCTTCGAGTTTAATTCCTCCACATACTTCCAGAATTTTATTAATTGTTGGTATGTCTAGTGCATTCTCTAGATCTTCTTTTGTCTTGACTAAATCGGGAAGTTGCTTTTCTAGGGCAACACCGCATGCCTCGATAAGAATATCTAAAGATTGATTTTCTGACTCTGCATTTTTTGATTTTTCCATAACCGCCATGAACTTACGAAGTTCTGCGATTGATAGGGGCTTAAGTTTTACTGTCTGCCCAGTTTGCAATTGTATTTCTTCTACGTCGTATACTGTAGTAGCCAATTTATCCTCCTTGGATAGTCTTAATCATTATAACAAATAGATTCTACAAATACAAGCAGAAAGCCCCCAAATAAATTGGGGGCCTTCATAATTTCAGTATTAAATTATACTGTCAATACACGGTCAATAATCTTACCGTACTCCTGGCCAGCATAGGCGGTTTCGCCTGATGGTAGAAGACGGAAGGTTACTGGAAATGTAGTTGGTGTATTACGAGCTAGGGTAAACTGTGATTGCTGTACAGATAGAACACGACGTGCATAATATACACGCTCTGCACGTGCTACGTTTTGCGAAGCATTGCTTGTTCCTGAATTCTGTGTGGTTGGTGCTTGACCAACTGCAATAAGCTGACGCTCTGTTGGTGCAATACCAAGAGCACCTGCTGCAATACCAAGGGTATTCTTGTATGATGTTCCTGTACCGCTCTGAATAATTGTGTTATCCTGAGTGATAGCAGAGTTATTAGCTGGATCATCTCCTTGACCGAAAACTACTAGAACGTTTTCTAGAGTTCCTTCGGACATTTCAGTCATGATCATAACCTCCATCGCAGACTTGAACAGCTTAGCTGTATCAAGGAGCTGATCGACGGTTACTGAATCATAAGTTGGGTTATAAGTGATCTGAAGACCATTGTTTGTATAACCAACGTTTCTGTAATAGAAGGTTCCAGAAGATACTGCATTAAGAGTATCTGTATAGGATGTTCCTGTTACAAATGCTGCTGCGTTTGCTGTACCTGGCTCTGAATTTTCGTAAGTTGCATAACCCGAAGTTGTTGAATCAATATTTGAAATGAACAACGGAGAAGCACCGACGAGAATGTTTCTTGCATTACCTGTCAATTGTGCCATATTTATTTCCACCTCCTGTGGTTTTCAAAAATTTTAGTCATCTAGCTGGCTAGGCTCTTTCCTCATTAGTCTAATAATAGAGGAATAAAGGTAAAAAGGCAAACTATACGAATCTGCCTACGCCGTCCACCATTCTGGCATATTTGACCTCAAGGATCACGTCTGCAGACAAGAATCCTTTTAGTTCCTCAGACGGGGCGGTAGGAGACATATCGGCAATATATATGCTGAAAAATTTAAATTTATTTGACAGGCCAGCCCATTTATTTATATCTCTGGCTGACTCATCCATGCGTCGGAATTCATCTGTCATGAAGTTTCTTATTTCATTAATTTCAGAAACATCTGTTGAGTATACAGTGAACAATATCTGTTCGCAGCAGACCATCCAATTTTCTTCATACGATAGGCCTATCTTGTCATATATAATATGCTTCTTGCCGCTCAAAAATTGATTCATTTCAGCCATCTGTTGTACAGGGATAATTGGGACAATCGTTTCCGCAAGATTATCGCTGTAGTATTGATCAGCATCGAATATTTCTAGATCAGTTAACCTGCTCCATAAAAACCTTCTGAGCTCAAGCATTGCGTCCATCTTATAATTAACTGTCATAGGGCACCTCCAAATGCTGCTGTCAATTTAATATCTGCCTGACTACGAACCGTATTTGGGCTAAATGAATAACTAACTCTTTTAATTGAGGACGGCAATTTAAGAGCATTAGTCATTGCTAAATTAAACATTCTTTGAAATCCAGATTTTTTAATAGAAACATTAACTAGATTAGATGTAAAAAATCTCATATGAGTCATTTTAAATGAATTTTTTACACTGGCTCCTCCAGGCCTTCTAACGGTCACAGAGGCCCCTTTAGGCATAAATACTGTATAACCATTGGTATCGAATACAAGGCGCTCTGCGTGGCGTGGAGCAATTTTAAGAGGCATTCCAGCTTCCATCACAGAAGCTTTTTCTACAAATACGTGTCTGCGCCTTCCTTGACCTTTTGCAAATGTTTTAGATGGTAAAAAATTATAACTAACTTGAAATGATAATCCTGTTGAATCTATTTTATTTAATTTAAATAAGCGTCCAGATTTAACTCCAGTCTGCTTCCACTCATAAACATGGTGTAGTGATTTTGGCTTTACTCTAGCTTGTGAGTCTACATATTCTCCAAAATCCTTATCTATTTGATTAAATATAACTTCTTTAAATTTATTTTTAAATGCAGCATTTTCTGTCAACTTAGCTATTACATGTGCATTGTAATATACATAGGCTGATATTTGAGCTACCATGCTATCCTTTAATACTTCGCCTTTTGATCCCGCCATCAATTTTTCTAGACCGCTGGCAGCCTGAACTAGCATAACATTAGAGTCCAATTTCTTGATTCTCCGATCTCTTCATAGCCGTGTTATATCCAACCACTCTTCCGAATGGATCTGTTATTGGAGTTGTGCCAACTACTTCAAAAACGGTTGGAGTCTCTGTTGGGAAATTTATTTCTGTCCAAATGCATATACCTTCTGCATTTCTTATATTTGTTACTTTTTCTCTAGCTGTCAAACGATCAGAAGTTCTTACTTGTATCATCTGATCATTTTGGTACTTATTGCTAAATACCTGCTTGTCGCTAGATCTAGTAGTAGCAGAGTTGCTTATTACTCCTTTGGCATGACAATCTATAGTTTTATAATATGTCCACGATTTACGTAATGCCCCAGTATTGACGTCTTGAACGTCTAGCTGTCTATATATATCCATCTTCATGGATAGTACGGCATTGATAACCGAAGACATTAGATTATCGAGGCTTTATTTACAACAAAGTCTGACAATAGACGGTCTGCGTAAGCATTGCCTGTTCCCACAAATACTTCTGAGTTATATTCAAACTGCCAGTCAAATGTTTGAATATTTTGTATATATTGATTTTTCCAAGTACTATCTTTTGAGAAAAAGTCTTTCATCAATTCTATCGCCGCAAGCTCTACTTCGTCTGGAATCTTTTTCCATCCAAATTTGCCTTGGACTTCATACATTACGCCGTTTCTAAATACTCCATTGCCGTCATGAATAGATGGTGGAATCATTCCATTTGCAACATATACTGTATTGTCTAGCATGTTGGCACGATTGATTCTAATTCCAAAACCTGTTTCAGATATTTGAACATCGTATCCCCAATTATTTACAACTGGATTAACAGTATTATCAATCAATAAAATATCATTTATATATAGTTTATGGAGAGTTTGGATTCTATCTGGCAACGTCAATGTGTCAGAATCTGAACCCATTATTCTTAAAACATCATTATATAAATAAAATGCTTGTCCTGTAAATTCTTCTATACGTTTACGTGCATATCTTTCTGCTGAAGCTAATTCTTTATATGATTTATATCCTGGATCTGATGGGTCAGTACTGAATCCCATTGAATTGCCTGCTTGATACAAATCTGCATATGGTGTTATGATAAATACATCATGTTCATAAGAAACTGCATTTGACTCAACGTTATATTGCCAAATTAATCTTAAGGTTGCTCTTGATGATGTATATAGCAATGGTATATAAACTGCATATGAGCCAGTATTTGTTTCATCTTTTTCTGCCGTAAGAGTTGTTAATAGTAAAGATAATCCAGGATCTTCTTCCTCTGGATTATCTGTAATATCATAAACTTTTACAGTAGGCAAAGAGTCTGCATCCACCACATTGCCTTTCCAAAAAACTTGGTGGTAAACAGGTGAATATGTATTTTTTAATACCTCTGCCATTTTATTGGCTTAGCTGTAGAACTCCTGCACTTCTGCTGGAGTAGCCATAACAAAGCCTTCCTCCTTATCAAAAATTGCTTGGGCTGTATCTTTGTCCATAGCAACGAATGGGTGTTCTTTTGTAAAGCGATGCCCTCTTGTTTCATAACTAAAATTTGGACGAATCATTTTAACAAGAACCATGTCTTCTTTATTTACTACCTTTGGTGCCGCCTTTGGTAATGTTTCGTTCATCTGCTTTTCTTCTTCCTCTATACCCTTGGCCTTACTATAAATGGCCCAAGTAACGCCCTCTTCTGCGAGAGCAGCAATTATATCCTTTTTACCTTTTTGATCTGTAATATCGACTGCAAAATCTTCAGCTATTTGCTTTAGCTCTGCAATTTTTAATGTATCAAATGACATTAATTTCTCCTTTTGTAGGTTATTTAATTATAGCATTAGTCAATTAAAAGGAAAAGCCCCCAAATTAATGGGGGCCTTTCAGCAGATCTAAATCCTAAATTAGGAAGCGACCTTAACGTTCTTAACAACAACCCATGCATCTGCCTGCTCGATTTGAACGCCAACACGAGTATAAAGTGTATACTCAATAGCATCCTTACGAGGCCAGAAGAAGCGGTAAACTGTTACATCACGCTTGATACCAATAACTACGTTATTTGGGAATGTCAAGTGGACGTCACCATGATTACCAGTTTCGCCTGAGTAATCGCCATCTTGTGCTTCTGGAAGAAGTGGAACTTCAACAATCGGAATACCGAATGCGAATGGAGCCACATATCCAGCTGGACCACCTAGAGGTTGTACACCTTCTCCACGGATGATCGACGATGCGATATCTTGTGGAATGGTCTGGTTTGTTCCAATGCTGTTTGCGTACAGGAAGTCCTGAATCAAATTGGAACCAGCGAGGAAGCGAAGGTCTGAACGACGTTGCTTGTATTTACGTGGAAGCTCCTTGAGAGCGGAATTGAAGAGTGCACGGCTGATTCCAGCACCTGCAGCATCTACGACATGGCCGTATTGCTTTGCCTTCTTGACTACACCATCAAATGCCTTATAAAGGTTATCTGATGTAAGCGAGGTATTTCCATTGAGAAGTACATCTTCAATGTCGTTACCTGCCTGTGTTGCCATCATACGGGCAATATGATCTTCTAGATCTGGACCTTCAATATTGTCCTCAAGAGATTCTGTTGAAAGCTCCCAATCCAAGCGAAGCTTCTTTGTTGTGAGAGAGATCTTGGAGAAGGAAACAGCTGAGTTTGCACCCTGTGCTGAATCTGCTTCAGAAGCGAGAACCATAAGCTTCTCACCTACACCAATACGATCGATCTCAGTGGTGTCTGCTCGCATGCGAACAGTACGAGCCACTTTACCAATTACTGTTGCGTCAAACATGTAATCTAGGAAACGTGCGGACTGCTCAGGGTTGAGTAGGCCACCTTCTCCTTCAGATGCGATATGGATACCAGTATTAGCTACTGCTGATCCTGTCATACCTGCTGTTACGGTTGTGTTTGCGGCAACTGCTTTTTCTAACATTTCATTGCTCATTATATTTTTTCACCTACCTTTTATTTTAAAAGTTCATTTACGGAACCGAGGAAAGAACCGTTCCATTTTGATTTCTTTATTGTTACTTCCTGTGACCCGCCAAGGTCAGAGGACTTCTTAACTGCGGTCTCTGATTCTACCGCTACGACACGCTTTTCTACGCCATCAATCGTGCTCTTGATATCTTCTACAGCCTTTGAAAGTGCTGCATGTTGTTCTGCCAATTCTGAAATTCTGGTATCGACGCTCTTGCTGAAAGTTTCTACAGTCTCTTTGATTGCAGTAACCTGAGCAGCATTTGCCTCAGAAGCCTTATTCAATGTCTCAGAGAAAAAGCCTTTGAGATCGCCAAGCATCTTTGCAAAATCAGGTTCATCAACCTCAACTTCTGATACGTCGGCTGCTTTTTCCAGAGTTTCGGCAGAAGCGTCTTCAGCAGGCGCTGCTTCTTCAGCAGGTGCTGCATCTTCAGCAGGGGCTGCTTCTTCAGCAGGTGCTGCATCAACGACAGGAGTCTCTTCGACTGCTGCCAATGTTTCTGTGTTTTCTGACACTTCATTACCTCCTTCTGCGTTTGCCTGTTTTGCAATTGTGTTTGTATCAGGCAACGTTAATCTTGACTTTTTATGCAAATCAAGAATTCTATCGATTTCCTTTGCTTTATTTGTATCGTTTGATTCTACCCAACCGATTAAAGTTGCAGGCTTTCCAGAAACTGGCGATGTGTATTCCGACTCTGTCGACATAAACACTGAATCACTATCTTCACAATAAAAAATGTTTTCTACCTTAGTCTCTGCGGCAATGCCTTTAAACATTAACTGTCCGTTCATCTTTTGAATTGACAATATGTTGCAGAGTTCGTTTGCTGGAGAATCAACAACTGACAACTCCATCAATGCGTAATCTTTAATAAATCTTACTGGCTTACCTGTAGACTTGTTGACTTCATTTTCTGAATCAATAATTTTTCCGCCGATTGAAAATCCTGCTAGGGTTCCATCCAAAATCTTTTCCCACGTGTCTTGTGCACCTTTAGAAATATATGCATCTACATAAACGCCATTATAAAATTCGCCGCTCTTTGGATCGTAATATGTTTCTGGCTTGAATGAAACCATTTTGCCAACAGCATTTGATCCATGCATCTCACGAATGTTTCCACGGAAATTTTCGAAAGCTTTTAAGCTTGCTTCTGCTGTGACAACATCTCCAGTTTGATCAAGATTATCTAGCGTAGCAAAACCAGAAACTGTGCGTTTTTCACGATTGACTTTCGTGAATGGCACAGAGAGACTGATGTTCTCGCCATTTGATGACCATAGAGATTTCTCAATATTCATATGCTTAATTATATTTTCGTATAGATAAAAAGGCAAATAATCAGTTGAGTAGTATTACTCGACTTGTCTGCCTTCACCTTGAGGATTTCTAGATTCCCCCGAAATATCTGGTGAGTTATTATCTCTTTCTTGATCTCTGGTTCTGGTATTTCCAGCCTGGGCTCTTACTTCCGCCTGCTGTTGAGGCTTTAATTGAACAACCTCGTCGCCACCGTCCATTGGAACCATACCCTTACGAATACGAACTTCATTAGGGGTAATTACCTGCATTCTTAAATAACGCTCATCAATTTTAGACTGAGTATCCTCATCTGTAAGACTGAGTTCATTAAATTTAATTTGCAGGGCATCCGTCATTTCTTCAATTAATTTATTTAATTTCTTTTCTAAAATATCCTGAATTGGACGGCATACCTGTTCTTTAAATGTTTTATCTGCATCACGAGCATTTGCCAAAGAAATTCCTTGGGGGCTGCCAATTTTAGAAATTGGGACACGATGTGCCATTAATATTTCGTCTCTATTTGATTGACGATATACATTAAATGACGATTCTTGAGTTCCCGCCTCAATTGGTTCCATCTTAAATTCAACCTTAGAGTCTGAAGTATCTGCAGGAAGTGGGATATAAAGAGATCTATGATTCTTGCCTCTTAGCCCTACCTGGAAAAATTCAAGAAGTTTACGCTCTGACTCCGTAGATAATTTAGCTCCCTTAACCGTAATAATATATCGTGGGACAGCTTTATTTTCAAAATAATCTAGATTATATTTACCAGCAAACTCATTTCCAGTCATTGCATTGGACGCAGAGACAATATCTGGAATTCCATAATAATTATTTTGTGGGGTATATTTCTTGAAATGAATAATTTCATTAGGTCTATCAAGTCCGCCTGCAATTGGATTAGGGGTTTCCTGATCTCCAAAGTTACGGAAGAATACAGCCTTGCCATATAGCAATTGAATAAAGCCATCACGCAAACGGCGAACACGCATTGTCTTTGATGGAATATGTCCAATATATCCAATCTTGCCAGAAGTTGTTCTACCGATTTCAAGATAGCCGTTTCCTGTTGCTTCAACATCTGTATAGAATTTTATAAGAGTCTCTTTAAATGTCTCTTCTTCATTGCAATCTTCTAGCCATTCGTGTAGATCTTGACGAAGTCTATCAAGCTTTCTACGTGCTCTTTCTAATTGTACTTCATTATCAATTCCATCAATTGCGTCCATAGTTTTACGAGTTTCAATAAAATCAAAACCTAGTCCGACAATGTTGGAAACTTTAGCATTAATAGCAGCGTAATTGTATGGAGAAACTTCATAAATCTTAGATAAATATTCAAGGTTGTATGGTGGCTCAATAAGGTCAAACATAGCATAGCCAGTGATGGCTTGTGCCAATAGATTCTGCTGTGTCTCTGTTCCATCAATACCTACAAAACGCTTTTGAATATCACGACTAACCTTACGACGGAATGTAGGAGACATGCCAGAAATCTTTAGTAGATTTTCGCCCTCTACTGTAAATGGATCATTACTCTTTGTCTCGACTGGTGTATTAAAGCGCATCCAGTCTGCCGCCGCAGAAATCTCTACTTTTTGCTCATCATCTTCTAAATAATTCATCTTTTATTTCCTAGCTTTTTCATTTCGTCTTTATAGTTTCCAATATCATAAGGATCTGGAACCAAGCCTAAATTAAGTCTTTGCTGTTGATACTCAAATTCTTCATCATCAATTTTCCTGCGTCCAGCCAAAAATAATGGCTTTCCATGATCTATTCCGTAAGACCTAACTACTTTAGCTAAAGCCTCCATATTAGCCTTATTTCCTTTTTTGGATGTAATAGATAAGAAATTCCC